TATCAAAGGATAACCTTTTCGGTCATGTGCGCAAACGTAAATTTGTGGTACCTCGGCATATCTGCCAGTTCCTTTTGTTTGAGAAATGCAAAATGAATTATCCAAAGATTGCCCGGATGTTTGAAAGAGATCACACCACAATCATTCATAGCCGGAAATTAGTTAGCAACTTCTTAATGGCAAAATACGATAACGACATTAAATCATACCTAAACGAAAAACAATGGCTATAATCGCAGCGTTAGTATTTATCGGTACTTGTTACCTCGCCTATCAATTAGGTCAGTATGAAGCGAAGTATGGCAGGGAGGATAAGTAATCACTTCTCCACCAACCTATACCCCTGCTTCCACAGAACATTTGTCAGCCGCTTTGATTTGCGAATGATAACGGTTTCACTATCGGTAGGGTAAAGGATGTGCAGTGCTTCGTGTATAGTGATCTCTAATCGGTATTTTCCTTTCAATCTTTCATCAATCTCAATGGTATTGTCATCAATATGCGCAAGGCCATCCGCTTTCTCCTTCCCTAGTTTGCGCCTGACAACTTTCATAATACCTTGCCTTTATAAATTCTTTTATTCCTGAACTCAAATTCATCCCCATCCGTATCAATGATGGCAAACCCATGATTCCATTTGTTCAGTGGCATGAACGCCGGATGGAGTTCCGACAGGCACCCTATACTAAAAGTAGTTACCATTTTGCCGGCTAATGTCGGCTCGGTATGCTCGGAGGTCTGGTGGTTATGCCCCTGAAAGCAGGAAACCTTCGATCGAAGGAATAACCCCCTTGCCGGATTCACCGGTGCTGATATTCCACCAACGTATTCATGTCCGTGTATGCCCCACAAATGACCAATTTGCATCGGTCTTTTATTGTCAATTATTTCGATTCCTTCCGCCCTTGCTTTGAGAATATTAGCAAATTCAAATTCCTCTATTCCTACCAACTCTCCGGCTTTCTCCATAAGAAAATGCTCATAGCGTTCTTCATGGTTTCCCACTTTGAAATATATTTTGCAGTTAAAGGTCTTTTTTATGATGGCGAATAGTTCCTTAAATGTGTCCAGTTCAAGTGCGAAGTTGCGTTTTTTTGGATCCTTTATAAACCTACTTAACCTGTGGCAGTCAATGGTATCTCCATTAAGAAGTATAGCATCCGGTTTTTCTTTCTTCGCAAAATCAAATGCAGCCGTTAATGCTTCGATGGAGTGGTATGGGACATGGATGTCGGATAAGATAAGGATTCGTTTATGCCCTTTTATTTTGTAGGGGGTGAAGTTGGCTTCATCCGATGCAGGTAATTTATACGGATTTTTCGGTCTTTCTTCGTTCATATAGTATTTGGTTTTTATAATGTGTTTGACTTTTTTATTACCAGTCTTGCCTTCAATTCTTCTCAGTGCATCCCTGCAATCTTCAACGTGCTTAAAGATTAGATTGTTTTCAGCGTACATTATCCGTGCAAGTTTAAGGGTAGGCATATCCATGCCGTAATTATCCCGGTACTGTCTTGCAACTTTGCTTTTAATCATAAGTGCGCTTCAACTATCATTTCGGCAAGTGATGTCCAATGATCAGTTCCGCTTTTTAGTACATAACCTTGCAATATCCACACCCCTGGCACATCAATATCATTGTCTTGTGTTATATAGGTCAGCTGGTGAATGCCTACCATTGTGGCAGTCCAGAATCCTGTCCCCCCGGTTGGTTTCTTGTAATAAATCCTGCTAATGGTCGGATTCGCTAAATTGTGATTAGCATTCAGGGTTATGGTTATATTGCTACCGTTGTATATCATACGTTGAAAGTTTTACTATTTTCTACTGTGACGTTAAATAATGGTGTATGTTCTACTGTTACATTTGCGGTAAATGATCCTATCGGTATGATGACAGTACTGCGAAGAAGGGTTAATAGCATGACTAATTTATATTTATTTTTTGTAACCAATCATCTTCCGCAGGAATGCCTGTATCATCTGGAGACTGGAACACCCAACGCCCATCTGCTAATTGGAATGGAACTGCCCATCTTTCAGTCCTTGTTTCTTGGTTGGGGTAATTCATACTTTTGCTTATAGCTAATTCAGCTTTTATAGCCTCTTGTTCTGTATTAAATACTAAATACTTCATTTTTATAATTATAAGGAAGGTGGAATTAATCTGAAAGGATGTCCGACGGGAAGGCTGTTTTGCAATCCCCATTTCCATGCAAAATAACCCTCAAGTCTTTGGCGGTCGTTAGTTGATAGTGCGGTGTTCGTATAGACGGCTTCACCAACAAATCCGAGCATCTGGTTGGCGTTTAGCGTTACACCGTCATCGGTTGAGGTGCCGCCGATAATAAGCGTGGCACTGTCGGTATCCGAACTGTTGCCAGATGAAGGGAAAGAACCTGTTCCACCAGCAGTGCCGTTAATGAACTGGTCAAGTGCTCCGTCAGAGTACCTTGCAACGCCCACCTGAATTACGTTTGTGCCGTTTGTATATGTAGGTGGTGATGTCACCGTGGATGCTGACGCGTCTGTATCTAACCTTCTTGATGCAAGGTTTAGGGTTCCTGCGACCTGCAACACTGTTGAAAGCCTAACGCCTGCCCCAGTACCATTCATGACCACAACTGGAATGCGCTGAGAAACGGCGTTTGTGTAGTTCATTACTGCCGCCACAGTGCCGCCAGCCACATTTCGCAACACCGCACCGGGGTTGGCATTGAACAACCAATCCGCGCCGTCGAACGTCACGACAGGCTTTCCATTTAGCCCGTTTAGCGTGCGTGTAGGCTGATTTGCAGCGGTCGCCTGTGATACGTTGCGAGCATTACCACTCTTGTCATTCCACTGGCTGACAGTTGAACCATTTAGTGTAATACTTGCTGCATCTTCTGCGTCTAACCATAGGGCAAGAGTAGAACCTAAATTTGAAGGACGCCATAATTGTACGCCACCAAAAACCCTGCCATCCCAACGGTATGGATGTGTGTATGGAAGACTTGATACTAATCCCCATTTCCAAGCGAGATAGCCTTCAAGTAATTGCCGGTTAGTGGTTGAAAGCGTGGTGTTAGTGATGACTACTTCGCCCATTGTCCCTGACCACCATTGTTGCGCTGCCGCAGGAGAATTACCGTTCAGTTGATTACCGCCGATTGCCAATGCACGAAACGCAAGTGAAGCTTTTGTGGCGCTATTGCTGGCAGTTAGGTTGCCATTTCGATACGCATCTCCCGAAGTGGGAGTCTGAACGCTACCTAAAATTTGGGCAGCATTGACCGGAAAAGCGACGGCTTCCGTCTGCTCAATCACAGTAGCAGCATCCGTCCCGCCTGCGCGATTAAGGATAGTGCTTGAGGCGGCAATAACACCAATTGAGGCATTGTTTGACGCCGCCCTTTCTGTAAACAAGCAAACTGGCTCAGTAGCACTATTTTTTAGTGCCACAACAGCGTATGACCACGACAACTGATTGGAAAACACGCTGGCAGCCAAACCAAGCCAGTCGTTTGTGCCGTCGAACGTTATTACTGTGCGCCCACCCAAACCGTTAAGTGTGCGTGTGGGCTGGTTAGCTGCTATTGCTTGAGAAGCATTACGGTTATTTCCCGACTTGTCGTTCCACTGGCTAACTGTACTTCCATTTAAGGTGATAGTAGCTGCATCGTCCGCATCCAGCCACAATGCAAGAGCAGAGCCAAGAGCAGCGGGTGTCCAACCTCTACCAAATGTTGCACCATGACGGTACAACCCATGATTTCCCAATAACATTAGGCTTCCCATCTTGCAGTTATCGTTACTTGCGTATTTTGCGTGTCAACTCTTCTTACGTCCAATTGATTTGCATTTGTTATTCCAAAAAATGTATAAAATGCGCCTGTTGGAATTTGTAACGCAACTCCTGCTGCACCTTGCCTTACTTCAATAGTTACGCCACTTTGATTAGATAAGGTTAATTGTTTACACACTTGCGAAGCAAAGGCAGTGTAGTTTGTTCCTGTTGCAGCCGTTTGAACTGATATATTACCACCATTAACCATTGATGGTAAAACAGGCATTGGATTAGCAGCACTTACATCCGTTGCAACACCATCTGCGCCTACGCCAATTTTAACCCTTTGGTGCAATACTCCACCAATTTCATCTGCTGCTATTTCTGCACCCGCCCCCGGTGTATAACCTACATTATCTGGCATATATTTATTTTATACAAAATTACTCATTTGAGTTGAATTTCAGCACCCCTGCAATCTTACGGGCAATACCCCACTTATTTGCTTGGTAGAGTTTCATATCGGTAAGGTTAGTGATGAAGCAAACCTCAATCAGTACCGTTTCAGCGTCCGCTTTCATCCATGCTAATGATCTGCGTGCGGTTAGCTTTTCGGGTCTGATACCTCTATCACGAAAGCCAACGGAAGTAAACACCTTCAAAAGGGATTGCGCCAAACCTTGTTCAAATTGACTTGCATTGTCGGGTACAATAATCTCACTTCCCTTTGCCTCCACGTTTGCCGATGCATTCCAATGGATGTCGACTAAAATATCCCGTTTGCTGAACTTACCACGTAGCCATGCAAGCGTTTGGGATAGGGCATTTGTATTGGTATCTGTAAGCGGTTCAATGCCCTCTTTTTGCAGTTCAGTAACTACCATGTCCCGTAACTCAATCGCTAAATCTCGCTCAATGTAGCCGTTACCGGATGCACCTGGATCAGCTCCACCATGACCTGCTGATAAGATTATTTTTCTTCCCATGACTTATAAATTAAAAATGCGAAAATACCTACAATGGATAACGCAAACCAAAATGGCAGCCGTTTGGTTTCCTTACTGCGATAGTCTGATTTACTAAAACCTATTATAGTCCCCGTTGCCTTAACGCTATCTTTCCGGATGCCGTTAGCCACCTCTTTACTTGATGCCCTTACATTCTCATAGATTATCCTTTTGCGAAGGATAGGAACAGTTGTGTATGTTGTATCGAATAACTCTACTGTCTTTGTTTGGAACTCTATCCATTCTTGAAGTGTACGGGTGGTATCAACTACTGATACTCTTGTAGTATCGTATTCAAATATTGTCAGCGTTTCGGTTTTGCCTCTTGCTTTGTTTACTGAATTGCATGAAAGCAGTACTATCAGTAATGCTATTGCAATAAAAACAAACGGGAACCAATTATATTTTTTGTTCATCGGGTACGATTGTATAGTTTTCGCCATTTGCGAGTAATGCAGAAAATACTTCCAGTAATGTTGGCAGGAAAGCAATAATGATGCCCACATTTGCCATTTGTTTGTCTGTCAGTTCAAAGACTTGAAATACTGCCATGACTGTTGGTCCGGATAATAACCCGATAACTCTCTTTGCTTTTCTGTACCATTTAGGTGCCGGCTTGTTTACGTTAGTAAGACTAATGTTTGTCTTTCCCATTTCTGTACTTATTTATGTTTACGAATATTGTTACTAATGCTGATAGTATTGTGCAGTACGTTGCCACATCTGATGCGGTTAGGTGGCTAAATACCCAAAAAGTGAGAGTTACAAGCAGTCCATTTATTCCTGCGTCATTTGTTGGCTGTTCCATGTCATTTAGTTTGATATTATTTTCCAGTTAGCCCCGTCGGATATAATGTGTACTCTTGACCATTGTGTCGAGAGGGTTTGAGTAGTTGCCCCATCAATGGTTTGTGTGCCGTTAGGGTCAACTGTTATCGTACCTGTTCCGCTATTTTTTATGATTAGTATCCTCCCCGTGTTACCTACTGCCGTGAAAAGGTTAACTGTGAAAGTACCTGATGTGCAGTCAATTATGTAATCTGTTGTTGCAGCGGTGTATGTTGTTGTACGTGCGGTATATGCTTGGTCAAATCCGTTGGCTTGTATTGAACCATTCACCTGCAAAGCATCTACTCCATTGTCGGTAGTGGTTGCTGCTAAAATTCTGCCACCACTTGTTATACGTAGGCGTTCGCTTCCGTTAGTTGCAAACACCATTGGATTAGTGATATTTCCTTGTTCTATTAAAAATGGGCCACTATCTCCTCCTGTTTGTAAATGCGATAAACTTGCATTAGATAAACCAACTGTTGTACCTGTTGCATTTGCCCCATATTGAATAAAACCAATGTACCTATTTCCTGTGGTTAGTGTGTAAAAAAAAGTTCTTGCTGATGTTCCGGTGTTAGGATTTATTAACGATAATCTTGTAACTCCATTTACATCTTCATATACTGACAATCTGTTAGGGGCTGTTGGGTCTCCTATTCCTAACCTTTTATTGGTATTGTCCCAAAACAAATTATTATCAGAAGAAACATTGTTTGTGCTTGTAAAAAATGTAACCTGACCGGCAGCTCCTGTTCCCAGTGTCATAGTTCCGCTTACATTAGGAATAGTTATAGTTCTATTTGATGTTGCAGAAGAAGTAAAATCGTGATATTGTGATGCGGGTACAGAATTGTACATTCTAAATTTATCAGTAATTATTCTCCCATCGGTACCATCTATTGAAGTGGGCCCACCTGCTCCAAATGTAGAGGTACCAGGTGCCGACAAACCGCCTGTAAACCTTGCACTCCCATTCACTTGTAACGCATCTACTCCGTTATCGGTAGTTGTGCCAAGTAATACTCTTCCATTAACTATCAATCCGTTAGTAGGCGCTGCCGTTGTATAACCTATTGCTGCATTTCCTGCAACTTGTAAAGTGTTGTTTGTAGATACGTAATTGCCACCTATGTTAAATTGACCGGCGGGAGTAATTGTTGCTTTAACACTATTATTTGTAATTAATCCCAAATGGTGATTTGACTTTGTGCCAAAAACGCCAAAATCAGTAAATGTATTCGTTATTAATACGGCCACTCCTGCCACCGTATTTTCAACAGGAATAGTTGATGTAGTTTGCGAAATAGAACCCCTTATTTGCAATTTATCAACGCCATTGTCGGTGGTTGTGTTTATTAACACATTAGATCCATTATCAATTATCTGTGAATTACCTATAAATCCAGAAGCAGTAAACTTTGGGACATAGTTAATTGTTCCTGTGCCTCCGATACTACCACCACCACCACCTACACGCATCCATGCCCTTCTATACCTTACATAAAGCGAACTATCCTGTGGGCGAATCAGTATCTGCGAACTATCAGCAGGGGTCATTGCGGAAGTATCACGGGTGGGAATACCGATACCATTTACATAACGAACCCTACTACCCGTTAACTGCCATTGTGCGGAAGCGGAAAGGGATAAAACTAATGCACAGAGTGTTAAAAACTTTCTCATATTTATTGTACTAAAATTATAATTTTTTCACCTGCAAAGAAAGGCACATTACTATCAACGGTCAGCGTACCACTCCCCACCGTCCAGCGTACACCTGTACCCGGCGATCCGCTATACACAATGGTCTCAAAGGAGGTACCACCCCTACTGCCGTAAATCATTGTCTTACCTGCACCACCGGGTATAACTATCGAAGTTTCACCACCCCCGGCAGTAAATTGCAGCACCTGTGTTGTTGTGCCTTGTATAACTATCCCCGTTGGTGTTACAGATGTTCCTGCTAACGAATACACACCTGTACCCTGAAAGTTCACCTGATACGTTGCGATGTCTTTATTTGCACCAGTAATGGTGAAGGATTGCAGCCATGCCAACCCTGATACTATCACTAACCCCCCTGCCGTGCCATTGTCAATAACGAATTTAAGCGATACCAACTCCCGATTCAGTTGGCTATTGAGCATGAACAAATACGAATAGTCATCTAATACAACAAGTCCATCCGCTTGTATAGACCATGATGCCACATCGGGTCTTGACTGCCGAAACCACGCACTACTAATATTCGTCGTTTCCATGGAGTCAACCTCTACCGAAAAGGTGCAAGTCCTCGCACATGCAATGAGATTGTCGGTCATTGCGATTGAATTGTACCTGTAAAGGTTAAGTTTTTGTCCGGTTACTGGTGTCATACGCAATCTATTCCCATTGTTAAATTTGAGCCGCTTTGAGTGTTAGGCGTGTATATCCTTGCACATATTGATTGTCCCGGAAGCAAAGTTACGGATGCAAACGCAATTCCATCACACCGGATATACGAACCTATCCAATTATTCCCCGTTAAGTTAGTGTATTGCTTACAGGTTGCCGATGGTGTTGCAGTTGGTGTATCTACTTCCGTGTAAGTCAGCACCGTATTTGATACCTGCATGGCAGTACCTGACAAAGTATTGTTAATGTAATCAATGGTGCAAGTACTCATGACAAATCTTGCAGAATTCACATTGACCAAACTTGACGGATCCTCTACCCCGAAATTATGCAACAACCCTATGATGTAATTCCCTGCCTGATTAAACACATTGTAAGAAGTAAATGCCATGTTAATTTGTGGCAAAGAAAGGATGTTAAATAACTGCGAATAAAGAAGGTTGCCCAAAGTGGCATAGGTTGCAGTACCTCCAAACCTTTGGAAGTTCTCTAATGCTAAACCGCCTAAACTAGCATTATCAATTGATTGTATCTGTGTAGTGCTATTTTTCGGGAACGGTAACCCTATTTTAGTGTTTATTTCCTTTTTGTACTGATTAGAAGAAGTATTGTTACTTACCACCCTTTTTTCAGTAAGCGTTGGTCTTGAAGTACGTTTTATGTTGGCTATAAATGCTTCATTAATGCCGCCATTTGATACCCTAAATTTAATCAGCACATAGCCAGTAACAGGTGATGGAAGTGTTGTAATGGTCTTTGATTCCATGCTTGTACTATTAATGTCATCTTCATAGAACCCTGCCGTTGTACTCCATTCAGTACCCGTTGTTGTCTTTTTGAAATAGTAAGTAGTTGCCCCAGTGTCAACGGTAATTTCAACAAGCATTTTTCCCGTTACGGCTGCTTTAATCTGATAACCTACTTCAAGTATATCCCCTGCAAATGCATCCCCACATGAATCGGCTCTTAAATCAGTATTACCCGTCCCCGCTATTAATGTAGCACCGGATATACCGCTATTGCTATTCATTACAAAGCTACCACCTGACCCTATTGTACGGGTAAAGAAGTCAGGCACCCCACTTGTAATGATTGACATATTGCCATTCATTACGGTATTGCCCGAAAAATCAATATCTCCCGTTAATATAATGGACTGAAAACCTTTTGAGATTGTCTTGTTTTGGTCATTGTTGATAAAGTAGAATGGTGTAACGGTATCGTTCTGCCACGGCTTGTATGTTCGGTTTATGCTCACCGATAACAAGGTATCGGATGCAATAGAACTATCTGTGCGAAATACCCTCAATGTATCACCTGCTCTTTCATTTACGGATGCAAACCACCATTCACCGCCAGACTGAAATATTTGCGCACCGTATGCCGTTGCAATAGTTTCAAGCACCTCATAGCAACTCTTAAATGAATAGTCATTATTCATCCATACGTTTGGCAAGATGTAGCTATCTCTAATGTGTGAATTAGAAGTAGTTTGAAATTGTGCGTAATAATTCACACACGAATTGATGTAGTAAGTTTCAGGGAACTGAATCGAATCAAAGCAATTTTTCAGCACTCGAAGTATTGATTCCCCCTCGTTAATATCAGCACTTGTAAATGGGTAGGGAGTGCTTTTAAGTATAGCCAACCCATCCACACAAATGATGTCTATAAAGTTTCTTCCAGTTGTAAATGGCACTTGCAAAGTGTCCATAAATATAAACCCCTGCCACACAAAATAGGTCGTTCCCTGTGCGAATAACTTAACGTAGTACTTTTTATCATCCGTTGTGAGAAAGTCCGGTAATGGGCCTGTAAAGTCGGTAAAATCGGCTCTAATGGTTAAGGTAGTGGCAAGTATCGGTGAGAATGGATCGTCGCCCGTTGCCATGCAGTCAAGTACAAAAGGGGAGGGGCCGGTGCCTACTGAATGTGTTGTACCGCTATATCCTTTCTCCCAAATTTCAGCCGTGTAGGTTAGTCCAGATTTGCTGATTGCTTGTAGGGTATATTTTTTTCCGTAACTCATGTTAAGTTGTTAATGCTCTGAATGAGCTTGTTCTTTTTTGGCTTATAAAGATGTCATTGCCAGATATTCTACCCTCCACCACTACCCTGCTATTTCCTCCACCCATCTGCGATGCGGATGCAATAATTGACCGCATTTGGTCAGGTCTTACAATGTGTTCTGTGCCGTGAAGCATTACAGGATAACCGGAACGGGGGCCTGTAACTGTACCACCTTCGGCAAAGCCGAGCATCTTGCCAAACATCTTAAAGAACCCACCACCACCTGCACCACTTGCAGTACCACCACTAACTGCTGATAATATCGCCTGAAATATAGCCGCCTTCGCTGCTGCAAGTGCAATGTCAATAGCTAACCTTTTGAACATATCGCCCAACGCAACTCCCAAATTTTGACCATTCATCATAGCGTTTGCAAGTCCATTCAAGCTATTCATGGCAGTATTGGTAAGATTATTAGCTAATTCCATGTTAGCGAGTCTTTGCTCCTCAATCTGATTTTGCTGCATCATAATTTGATTGAGTGCAGAATTGCCCTGTGTATTCAGCTTTAAGTTAGTTAGGTCTTTCTCTTTCTCTTTTTCCGGCATGATGGTACCTTGCCCCATCATTGCAAATTTCAAATTCTTGTATGCTTGTATCTGTCTTTCAAGTTCTGCAGTTTCTTCTTTTATTGATTCTAATACTGGTTTTTTGGCTTCTACTGCTTTAGTTTTTTTGGTAGTGTTTGTATTTACATTATCTGCATTATCCTCATAGGTTTGAGATAATGCATTCATTTCTGTATTTAATACTTTAATTGCAGCAGTCTTATCTTTTGTTCGTGCAATAAAACCTGCTTCAGCTACATTTAATTTTTCTTGAACAGTTAAAATTTGCCCTACTGCACCCATAGACGTTTGAGTTACAGTAGTACCTTCTTTTTGAATTTCTAACTTTCTTTTTTCTAACTTCTCTCTTTCTTTAGCAATTTCTTGTTCTAATGTTAAT